TTAAAAATATTAAAAATATAATAAAATTGAAATATTTAGGCATTTGCAAACAAATTAACATATTACGAACAACTAGAATAAACATATAAAAATATTATAAAAATGAATGTTGAAGATGTTAAGAGAAAACTTATATATCCAATTAATTTTAAAAAAGAAAAACATCATATCAAAATAAATGTAGAAAATATAATATTCCATAATCAATATGGTAAGTTAGTTATAAGAAACGAATACTATGAATTACTAGATTTTAATAACGATTATAATATTACCAATAATATTATAAACTAGGTATATACTGCCAGTTAAGAGCTCTACAAATATGTTTCCAAATAATATCTTGTTGATGAAGTTTGTTGCGAGATTTAAGTAATTGGAAACATTGTAAATATTCATCTAGCTCCAATAATTCAAAAAATTTATACATAACATAATTATAAGATAAAAAGTTTTTTCTTTTTGGAACAACAGTAGGTCTTAATTCTTCAAAAGGAATTTGTATTTCTTTAAACATATTTCTAATTATTTCTTCAACTTCAGCACTAATAATTGGTGGAGGAAGTCCATTAAGTTGATTAATTATATAAGGAATATGTTCATAATAGTCATTTCTCTTAATCTTGCGCAATATAATACGCATTTTTTCAGGTGTAATTTGTGCCATATTTCTAATACGTTCTTTCTTAATTTCAACCAAAATTTCATTATATAAATCATCTGGTATTTCAGTTGTTTCTTTTGCTTGAAATTGTGCGAGAAATTCATTAAGATGATTAATTCTTTTATAACAAAAAGATGTCATTTCTTTTGGGGGGTCTTTATAAGAAGGTTTATCAGAGTCTAATATAACTTGTTCTTGAATACCACAATTAGAACAAATAAGTACACCACTATTTTGATTAAGAAGCATATCGGTATTACAATATTCACATATATCGGAATTTATAGTTATAGTATTATTATCAACATATTCATTATTAATTATTTTTATATATGTTTTATGTAATTCTTTTTTAGTCATTAGCTCATAAATATTGTTTGGTTTTAAATTGTCAGTTTCGTTTTCATTTTTAATATTGTTATTAATACTTTGATTTAAAGTATCGGTGCTCGATTTTTTTAGTTTTAATATTTGTTTTCCAGTTCTAATATTATATTCTTTATCGTCAACTTTTTCTAACCAATGTAAAACATCATTTTTAATATTACTTTTTTGTTTTTTTGTTTTTTTAGATATTTTATCATATTTTTTAGTTTCATATTCGTTATCTTTAATTTTATAGTAGTGATTAAGAAGAGCCCCAGTCTCAAGTAAATAATCAGTTTCTTCTTTTCTGGTTTCTATATTATTTATTTCAGTTTCTATAATAGTTTTTTCATCTTCTAAACTCCATAAGTTTTCTTGTAAATGAAAATTTTTATATATTTCTTTATTTTTATTAATATCCTCCTTTAATAAATTTATTTTTTTATTCAGTAATTCTAAATTATGATAATAATTTTTAAGATTTTTTTTATTTTTTTCAAATTCCTTCAATACATCATTATGTAGAGCATCTATTGTTTTATTTTTATTAAATGGATTTCTGTTTTTAGTTTTATCTTTAAATGTCATTACTTCTTTTAATAAAAATAAAAATAAAATCAAACAAAGAATATATAATATAAAAAATGTAAATTCAAACAAATAATAATATTAAATATTTATAAATATTTAATAAATTTTGATGAACTTAAATATAATAAAATATTTTATTTTTAATAATTTAATTTAAATAATCCTTAAATATTAAATATCAAAAGTTATTTCTTTATAAATTAAATTAAATTAATAAAATTAAATTGTATATATTTTATACTTAATTGCTGGGTATATTTTATTTTATATGTTTTTTTTTAATTTAAATTTAATTTTAGTTTATTTTCAAAATTATTTTCTTTTCTTATATTATAAATATATTTTAGTAAACTTTTATTTAATCAATTAATTAATTTTTATTCACAATGGGAGGAGGTTTAATGCAATTAGTCGCCTATGGCGCACAAGATATTTACCTTACAGGTAATCCACAAATTACTTTTTTCAAAGTTGTCTACCGAAGACACACTAATTTCTCGATGGAAGCTATCGAACAAACTTTCAATGGTTCTGTTGGCGATAATGCTAGAACTAGTGCAACTATCTCCAGAAATGGTGATTTAGTTCACAGAATGTACCTTCAACACACTTTACATTCAACTTCTGCTGTTAATGAATCCGCACAAGATATTACTTCAGTCGAACTTGAAATCGGTGGTCAACGTATCGACAAACACTACGGTAAATGGATGGAAGCTTGGGCTGAACTCACTGAAAACAAAACAGGAAGAGCTTTTGGTACTAATTATCAAGTTATGAGTGGTATGGGTCAAGGTAAAGTTCAAAATAACGCTTGTGTTGCTGCTGATAACGCAACAGATGCTAGCGTTGTTTTCTTTTCTATGCCTACTATGGCTTCACGTGTTGTTTACACTCCACTTCAATTCTGGTTTTGCAGAAACCCAGGTCTTGCTCTTCCATTAATTGCTCTTCAATACCACGAAGTTAAAGTTATTATTGAATGGGGAACTATTACTGGTGCAAATAATGACCACAAATTATGGTGTGATTACATCTACCTCGATACTGATGAAAGACGTAGATTTGCTCAAGTATCTCACGAATACCTTATTGAACAAGTTCAATATGATACTGTTGCAGCTAGTCAAACCAGTCATACTCTTAACTTTAACCATCCAGTTAAAGAATTAGTCTTAACTGGTGCTTGGGGTAGTGGTGTTTTTGCTGCTCTTGATGGTTCTTTAGCAACAACAATGACCTTAAAACTTAATGGACACGAAAGATTTGCCCCAAGACCACTTACTTATTTTACCACAGCTCAAGTCTGGCAACACCACACTGGTGAAGGTGGTTTTGTTGATGGATCTATTGGTGTTTACTCTTTTGCTCTTAAACCAGAAGAACACCAACCATCTGGAACTTGCAATTTCTCTAGAATTGATAACGCGCAATTATCTTTCAGTGCAGGTATGAATGCTTTTGATGTTTACGCTGTTAACTACAATGTTCTCCGAGTTATGAGTGGTATGGGTGGTCTTGCTTACTCTAACTAATTTCTTTAAGAAATGTATGCTTATGTTTAAAAATATAGATAGAAATAGAGAAATCTATTTAAAATAAAATCATTTATTGATTTTGTGTTTAACTTTTTAAAACTTTTTTTAGTTTTATTTTACAATTTAAATTTTAATTTATTGAATTAATATCTAATTTATATTTAATTTATATTTAATATTAAATTAAATTATAATATTTTTAAAAATTAATTAATATTAATATAAATACGAATAATATGAATAATATGAATAATAGAACAACAAAAAAAGGTAATAAATTTTTTGGATATTTAACAATATTATTAATATTAATCGCTGCACCTATAGCTTGTATAGTTTATATATCAATATTAAAAAAAAATAAAACAGTAACAGAATGGTATCCTAATGTTACAGACCAAGAAAAAATTACAAGAACATCAGATAGAGGAACAATTATATCTATAATTCTAATGTTGAGTAGTTTAGTTCAAGCAACATTAAAAGGTTCTGGAGCATCATCAACATCATTATTATTATTATATGGATTTTTTATGGCAAGTGTTATTGGATTTATGGGAGACCAAGGTTATGGTACTGATGATGGTTTTAGTTTAAAAGAGATAGGGTCTTTTAAAGATATAAAAATTAAAGGTACTGCTGCTCAATTAAAGTATATTTTTGGGAAATTGACAACAGCTAGTTTTTGGAGATTTATCATAACAGTTTTTCTTGATATGTTTATCAGTGCACCAATACAAAGTGTTATAGTTGCTGTATTCAATCCGCACTTACAAGTTCTTAAGAATACTATTCCAACATTACCAAATATTTTCGGAAGTTTATTAGGGTTTGTTACTAAAAATTTTGATAACGTATTACAGTCATTTGTCGCATTTATTACTTTCTTAGCATATGCTAATGATACACGTTTTAGATGGGCTTATGCGGGTAGTGATATTAAACCTGATTTACTTATATCAAGCAGTGTTATTAAAATTTCAACCGCAATTGCTGGAATAGTTTATTTAATCGCAAATATTAGTGCCGATTTTAATGTTATTGAAGGTGCTACAATGAAAGTTGGTTCTTCTCTTGTCGATAGATTAGACCGTAAAATGTTGTTTGTTCTTATTATGATTGGATTATTAACTTTAGGTTCACTTAATGAAAATTCATTTTTAAATAAAAAAAATAACAGATATGAAATTAAACCATTAGTTAATATAACAGATGACACTGTATGGCATTTAGAAGATGACATTTTAAATAAATTTTATAATAGAGAAATAGAAAAATTAATATTTACTGAAACAAGTGGAAAGAAAATTACAGAATTACAAAAAGAACTATGTAAACCTAGAACGGGTCGTTGGAATACTTGTGATATTGATACAAAAACAGGTAATTTAAAACTTAAACCAGATACATCGGGAAGTCATAGTGCTTTAGAGATATTAAATGGTTATAAAAAAGATGTTGATACATATTCAATTAAAGTAGATAAAGATAAAAACCCAAAATTAGACAAAGATGGTATATATATTAGAGTATTAGAAAGTAATATTAAAGATAATAAAATAAAATTATCAGATTTTGTTAAAAAATATAGTGAAGATAATAACCCACCGTGCTTTATACCAGATAATAAATTTTTATGTAATTGTAAAGATTATTTAAAAAATACAAATTCGTATGATGATTATATTAAACTTAAATGTAATAATAAAGAAGATTTTGAAACTATTGAACAAGAACAAAAAGAAATAGAAGAAAATCAATATTTAAATGAAAATCACGGTAAATTAGTAAAAAAAATAGATATGGGTCTTTATAGAACACATTCGTCTAATATAGTAACAAAATATGATATAATTGATAAATCAAACAAGGGTTTTGTTATATTTTGCTTTTATATATTTGTTGGTGTATTAATCCCATTTATCCCTATTAAATTTATATATGGCAATGAATTGGAAAAAAAGGGTAGTTGGTCTAAATTTTTTATAGTTACATTAGTTATGTTTGGAATTGTGATAACATTATTTTTAATATCTAAAAAATCTCCAAAAACAGAAGTATTAAAAGAAAATGAAAGAGAAATATTAAAACATAATATTTAAAACATTATAATTAAATTAATTCATACTAATTATTAAGTAATTTATCTTTTTCATTATTTAAATTTTTAAATGTATCTATATTTATATTTTTAATTTTATGACTATTATTATTTTTATCAACTTCTTTCCAATTTAAATAATTTGGTTCTTTTAATTCATTTAATTTTTTTATTTTTTTATCCCATTCACAAATAATCCAATTAGGGGGTAAATATTTACAATTTTCCTCTATTTTTTTAATATCTTCTTCAATAACTTTAATCAAATTTTCATCACTAGGATTATTTATTTCAAATGTAATTTTTATTATATTTTTATCATATTGATCAGCCGCACCCAGAAACATATCCTTTCGTGTAGCATAACCAACAGAACTAGAAATTGATTGCATCATTGTAGAAAAAGCAGTAAATATACCAACTAATATTATAAATATATCTTGTTGTTTGGTTCCTATTATATCTGACGTTGAAAGAAAAGCAAATATACTGGAAAGTGTAGTTATAAAAATAGAAGGTATTACGAAATAATAATTCATTTTACGATAATAATCACCAGCGCTATTATAAATAAACTTTTTCTTTTCTAACAAATCTATTAAATGTTGATAATTATTACGAATGCGTTGATTATACCATTTAGGATATAAATCATCAGCTGATTTATCACTTGACAGACTAACACTTTCCATATTCGTTTTATGAAAATCAATATCTATATTTTAATTAATATTTTAATTAATATTTAAATTGTAAATTAATAATGCACTCTAAAACTTCTTAAAAAATCATATTTAAAAAAAAAACAAGAAATAAAATAGGATTTAAAGCAAAATATAAAAAAAAAACTATAATTTATATTATTATACACAATAAAAAATATGAAATTTAAATTATTTAAATTCTGAAAATTGTTTATCCAATGTAGTGAAATCTTTTTCAAATTCTTTATATCTGTTTTTATCTAGTTTTATATCAATACCTATATCTATATTATTATTACTATTCTCATCATCACTACTTATAACATATAAATCACTACTTGATGAACTACTACTGCTTTCACTCATACTACAACTCTTCTTTTTATTACCTCTATATCTTATTTGTGATTCCATAATATCACAATCTTCATTATTAATATTATTGTTATTGTTTATTATAAATTTTGATTGTTTTTTTTTAATTTGTTCTAATTTAAATTTATCTGACTCAACATTTTTAACTCTATGTTTTTTAAAAAGAGTTGATTTTCTCCCTAGAAAATACATAATAATAAAGGAGACAACGCTTCTAGCTGTTCCAGTTAAAACAATAACTGACACTAGATGGTTAATTAACATATAAAAGTCAAATTTTCCCATAAGTCCAGAAACAATTATTTTAAATTTAATACCAAATCTGTATCTATCAACATAAATATTTTTTTCATTTTCTTTACCATCTAGTAAATTAGGATAATTTATATAATTAATATTAGAACCTTTACTAGACCACCCCTTGTTAGTTACTACATCTATAATGCAAACAGCTTCTTCAAAATTAGATAAATCTTCAATATTATAATAATTAACTTTTAATATAATTTCTAAACCAGTTATTCTATAAATAGGATATGTGTTATTTTTAATATTTTCATCTGTAACACTGACTTTAACATCTTTATTATATTCTTCTAAATTAACACCACTTAATTCAAGCCAATCTTTTATACTAATAACTATATTTTCTCCTTTTTCAAATGTTAGAGATTGTGTTTCATTATGATTATTAATAATCGTTTTGATAGGTCTTACTTCAGAAGATGTTATTAAATTACTACCACTTTCAAAAGAAGTAGAATATAAATGATTAAATGCTAATTGCATTCCTTCTACACCAATTGAATAAAAGTTTTTATAATTTTGACAGAAACATTGTCCATCTAGTCTATCCATAATTTGACATTCACTATTTGTATAATTAAAATGATCACAATCTTGTAATATAATTTTATTTTCAGTAAAATAAGTTTGAAAGAAAAATTCGTTTTCACCCTTTTCATACATTTCGCTATAATGGAGATTTATACAACTACTATTTCTATAATCCCAATTTGGTAATGAATAAATATAATCATAGTTTTTATTGTCACAATAGTCTGGTTTTTTTTGAGTAGCATTTCTCTGAATATTATATAGTTCATTTGCTTCAGCCCACATTGTTGTATATCCAGATGGGACTTCAGTTTTAAAATAAAGTTGTTTCGTAATAAGGTCATATAAAATAAAAGAAAAAATCGCACATTGTATTAATTTATAAAAAATACCTAATTTCTTATCGTGAAATGCGATTTGTCTATCTGTAGTAAATGTATAAAGCGAACCCTTTATATAATCCATAATTCCTTATTTATTATTTAAAAAATAAACAAGAATAAACAATAATAAACAACAATAAATATAAATATAATTTAATTAATGAAATATTATTTAAATTAACTAATTAATGAAAAAAAGTTTTTTATTGAGTAAATAAATATTTGTGGCACAATATAAATAATTATTTAATCAGCAAAAACAATAAAAATATCTAGAAAAATTTATAAATCAACAGAATGTGGATTATTAGAATAAACTATTTTCTCTACAAAGGGGCAATTTTCTATAATAACATTATCAATATATTCCTTTATTAATTCTAATGTATCAAAAGTGATTATATTATCTTTGTATTTACATTTATATACACCTATCTGTTCTAAAATATCTGTTTTAGAAACAATAACGTGTGTTGTCCCAGAAATAGCAATTGCTTTAACTAACATATCTAGGTTTAACCAATTAACAATACGGGGTCTTCCAGTAGTAGCACCATATTCTTCACCTAATGTAGCGATTTGTTTTAATTCATTGTCTTCTAATAATTCAGGTGGAAAAAGGGGGTCAACACCAGAACGCGTGTCATATATTTTTGATGCTCCATAAATATTACGAATAAGTTTAGGTGAAAACCCGAGAGAACACGCACCATAAGGAAGAGTTGTGCTAGATGTTATATAAGGATAATTACCGTAGTTAATATCGAGCCAAAAACCCTGTGCTCCTTCGCATAATATATCGCCATGTAATTTTTCGTCCCATAAATACTTTTTAAAAAAAGGAACGTCTTCTGCTCTAGTACCAGTCCGTCCAAATTTATCTCTATAGCAAAACGCAATTCCTTGAGATGTAGAACCTAATTTATTAGCATAAGACGCTTTATCTTCATTAATATGTTTATCTAGGACTACGTGGCATTTTGGTGATACTTTAATTAAATCAATATCAAATCCGTGTGAATGTAAATAAACAAGTTCTTCTGCGAATTTATTCTCATTTATAACACAATCAGGACCAATTATAGAAGGTATATTATAAAATACACCAGTAGGAATTAAATGAGTCACATATTTCTTTCCGTCTACATAAATAGTGTGTCCAGCATTACTACCACCTGCCCATCTACAAATAAAATCATATAATTTTGTTTTAGCTAGATGTGCGACTATTTTTCCTTTTGCTTCATCTCCCCAGGCTAAACCAAAACAAATATCAACATTATTAATATTGTTATTCATAATAAAAAATATATTATATAATTTTAATAATTATTTCTAAAATATTATGCTTTAAATTAATATGTGTAAAATTATTTTATTTTGTATAAATTTGATTAATATTAGATATTTTTTCAAATATTACTAAAATAGCTTTTATATTATTTCTATTTATAATTTCATTTTTATCAATACTTTGTTTAATTCTAGCAAGCCTATAAATTAACGCTAGTTTATAGTTATTGAATTTATCTCTATCATTTCTAAAATGATCTCCATTTGATTCATGAAAATGATAACACGATACTATATAATTAACACATATATTACTATTACTATTTCTATTTATTATATTATGATTTCTATATACAAAATAAGTTAATTTTATTTTATATTCAATTATTTAACTTTCATTCATTAACTTACAAATACAATCTAAAATCAAACTATCTTGTTTTTTTAAAATTATAGATATTTTAATTATAGAGTTATTATATACTTTTTTTACCATGATCTATATCCAATGATCTATGTTTTTCATCTTGCAATTTTTCATCTTGTAATTCTTGTTTTTCATCTTGTAACTCTTGTTTTTTTAGTTTAAAAATTTTTTTACGTAAAGTTGTTATATACTGACGTTTTCTTTCTGAAATTCTTTTAGATATAAATGGAACATACTCCATTATTAATGCAAGTTCATCTAATTCTTCTATTGAAAATGTATTTGTAAAAGGATCATTAAATAATAGCTTTAAATAAAATGAATATGGATTATTTTCTAAACAACATTTTATTTTTTTATTCTTTTTAGGCATTTTAGAATGATTCGTTATTTTAAAAGTCAAATAATGTTATTTATTTTATATTCTTTAAAATAATTCAATTTTTATATTATTTTTAAAATAAAATATTATTATAAAATAATTAAAAATAATCAAAAATCAAAAATCAAAAATCAAAAATCAAAAATCAAAAATGACATCACCATTATCTCAAGATTTTTATAAACAATTAAAAATGATGATAGTATTACAAGAGAAAATAGAAGAATATAACACTCAAATTAAGGAATTAAAGGAAAGGCAAGATAAATTAGAGAAAGCTATTATACCATATATGGTTAAAAACGAAATGAAAAGCAAGGCACTTAAATATCAAGACCGTAAAATATATATTAAAAATGAAAATGTGTATCAAAATTTGTCATATAAATATTTAAATGAAAAGTTAAATAAGTTTTTTAAAAATGAAAAGAAAGAACTTGTAGATAAAATATGTCTTTTTTTAAAAGAAGAACGAGAAATCAAAACCAATACAATATTAAATATTTGATTATGTACTAGATTCATTATTTGATTTCTCATTTAATTTATTATTTGATTCATTATTTGATGGTATGTCATTTGAATCTAAGTAACAATATATAGCAAATGGCAATCCTTTTACTTTATTTTTCTGTAATTCTAATGGTAAAATATCATTAAATTTTTTAGAATAAATAATATAAGTAATTATAGTAATTATGTTAATTATTAAGACGGGGATTACATATTTTTTTTCGAGGAGATTATAAAAAAACATTATTATTATTATTACAATTACAGAAATACCCAATACTATTGTCATAGCCAACCAACAACGATATTTTATATTAAAGTTTTTTACAAATGTTTTACCATCAAAATCAGAGAATGTCACGCTTTTTTTAATATTATAAAAAAAAAATTTATTATATAAGCCTAAATGTTTACTTTTTTTTTTAAAATTTTTTATTTCTGTGCTTTTGATGTAATCAAACATTGAATCAGTAGGTTCGTTTTGATCTACAACATTAGTTCCATTAGTTCCATTTTTTAAATAATTAAATTCGTCTAATTTAATTTTTCCTTTTCCTAAAATTAAAAGTATAAATTTAAACATTACTATGCATGTTATAATTATAATAAACACAGTAATATTTTTATTATGAACAATACGTAGTGTAATTAATGATATTAATATTAATATTATTGATATTATCATATATATTCTTACTTTTTTAATATACTTAGTAAATGGATTATTTTTCCATAATGTTTTTGTTTTAGGATCAAAATTTGATTTTTTACCAACAAATATTTCAAATGGATTATTAGCATTAGGTAATCTAAATTCAGAAAATCCCAAATCATTTTTTACCCATTTAGAGTTTTTACGCCCAGCATCGGTATTTACATAATAATACCATAATGAATTAGGGATACTATCTTCTTCATAGGGTGATATATTACAATTAATATAATAGTTTAGATCAGAAACATTATTTGGCAAAGTATATGGAAATGTAATAGTGTGACTAGCATCATTAGGATCAGGGTTTTTAGCATAATCTTGACATATTTTAAAAATTTCATCCAATGGTGCTTCACCTGTATATATATTTATATTTAAAGTAGATAACGTATTCTTTATATTTATAAGTTGTTTAACTATAGCAAATAATCTAATATAAGAATTATTATCATATGGACCAAGTTCATTAATTTTAGTAACTAAATCTACTATAAGACTATTAATTAATTTAATGTTTTCAATTGTTAGTAGATTGAGAGTGGTTGATTCTGAATTAATAATATCTACCATATTAGTAATATCATTATATACTGAGTTGGTATTAAATTTTTTAGAATTATTATTTATTTTATCTAGTGTTATATTAACAATAAATGAATTTTTGATTAGTTCTTCAATATTTTTAACTTGACCTGTAAATGC